CCAAAATAAGAATCTAATAAATATTTCATACTTTTTCCTCCTAAACCATTAGGAAAAATAGTTATAGAATGAGCTTCAGATAATATTATTTTAGTTGCTCCTCCATTACATGCAGTATGTGTTGTAATAATACAACTTGTATTGTGATGTCTTCCAACTTGTAAAATTTGATTCATTATTTGATTTACTTTATTTCTTATTAATTTCGATGATATAACATCAGTATCATCAAAAATAACCATTGAATCTTTAAAATCTTCAGCTTGAATATCATCATTACAAAACTCATCTGATAATTTAAATCTTTGTAATCCTTTTAATTTATCTAAAGTTGAATCACTTTCTAAAGCAGAAAATAAATAAATATTTCTTTTTGGATACATTTTTTTATATTCCATACAATAATGTAATGTATAATAACTCTTACCTGATCCACTACGTCCAGTAATATATAATATTTGACGCTCTGTATTAGGATTAGGAATTTGTTGAAATTTTTCTCCAGCTTTTAATTTAATTTCATTATAATTTGTTCTAGCAGTTTCAGAATCATCAATAGATATAATAGGTGTTTGTTTTGTTTTTTTACTTTCATTTTTTATAATCGCTATAGGTGTTCCTATTTGTTCAACATTCATATTTTATATTATAAATTAGATTAGATTTTATTTTTAAATTATTAAATCTATATTAATAATTTTTTATAATTATTTTCTATAAAATTATAACTATAATCATTTATAACTTTATATAAATCATCCCTAACTTTTATTATTAATTCTTCTATTTTTTTTAATGATTTAGTATTAAAAAAATTAACTTCTTCAAATTCAATTCCAGCTTGATAAGCCCATTGTTTTATTTTTTTAATATTATATAATATATCATCTATATTAGGTTTTCTAAATTTTTGTTCTAAAATAATTAATAAAATATCAAATTCATTTTTACATTTATTTATTAAACCTACATTAGAATTAAAAAAATCTATTAATTTAATTAATTTATTTTTATTTTTAGTTTTATTTCTTAACATTAAAGAGAATAATCTTTTTAATACTTTCCAATAATTTTTCATATATAAATACTCATTTAGTGATCTCTCTATTCCTAATTCAATATCTTCATTATAATAATTGGTAGTAGATCCAAATTTAAAATAATAATTTTCAGAAAATTCTGTAAATATATTATCAATTAATACTATCATATCTATTTTAATTGTAGATTTCTGTTTTAAAGCTTCTTGAAAAGTAATATCATCTTTAATACCTTTTAATATATCTTTATATTCCCATCTTAATGGTTCGCCATCCTGACCTATACCACATTTAAAATCTGTTATAAAATAATTTTTATTTTTTTTACAATATATAAATTTTTTTTTAAAATAATTATATATTTTATCTAAAACATTTTTATTAGATTTATCATTAATAAATTCTTGTAAATCGTAATCAGAATTATATTCAATTTTTTCTAATGAACCTGATCCAATAACTTGATATTTTCCATTAATTGTTAGTATATTAAAAACATCTTTTATTTCTTCAGGATAATTATTTTTTTTTTTAAAATAATTTGTCATATATATAAATATATTATATATATAAAAAAATTTAATTAATTACATTAAATATTTAGTTTTTGAATGATTAACAAAATTATTATATGGTGAAGGAAAATGTAAAAATCCTGCTCCCGTCATTGTTGTTCCTGAATCAATTCCTGAAACTCTTTTAATATCACGTATAATAGATACTAATAATTCATCTGCTTCAGTTAATGATATCTGATATATACGTCTTAAATTAGGATAATGTTGTTCAACTACAGCAATAAATAATTTAAATTCAGCTAATGAATGCCTAAAATTTAAAAGAATATTTGAATTTAAAAAATTACTTAATTTAGTTTTAGATAAATATAAAATATTTGGTGATATTGAATCTTCCCACAATGCCATTAAATGTTGAATTGAATTAGATATTCTAGCTATTTCTCTTGATAAATTAACATTAATATTTTTATCTTTAATTTCATTTCTTGGATTAAGATCAATTTCTCTACCTATTAAAGGATCTTCAGATTCTGATAAACTTGATATATCTGAATCATCTGAATCTGAATCTGAATCTGATGAATCAGGATCAGAATCAGGATTAGGATCACCACCAAAATCAATTTGTTCTACAGATCCTTCAATATCACTATCTGTATCACTTCCACTATCACCAATAGGAGCAGAATGAATTTGTGATCCTATTACTGAACCTGGAGGACTATTGTGCCAAGATGGTGTAAGAATACTACTACTACTACTTCTACCACTACTTTTTTTTTTACCACTTTTTGCTCCTCCTAATAATTCCCTTTGTTCAGGTGTTATTCTTGGATTAAGATCATTTATTTCTTTTATACTCATAGTTCCTAATCCTAATTGATACCTTTTAGGAACAACAGAAGTATTAACAAAATCTACTAATGTACTAATTAAAATAGATACTTGTTTTAAATTTAAACTAAATAATGAAAAATTTTTATTTACATCAGTTTCAATATTACTAGATATATTTGGTTTTAATCCCATTTGTTGATTTTGTAAAGCTAATTTTGCATCTTCATCTTTTTTTAAATTTTTATTTATTATTTTTTTAACTGTTCTTGATGCTCGAAAAATAGAATTAGGATTATTATCATATCCGCTCATTTTTATATATTAATATAGATATATAAAAAAAAATAATTAATTTTTAATTTACATTAAATTATTTTGTTTAATATATTTACTTGCTTCACCTAATGTACATCTATTTTTAGCCATTATTTGTTTTATTAATGCTCCTCTTGCCGTCCTTGCTCCGCCAGATTTAGCTCCTCCTTTCATTACTGCAGGTGGATATAATTCAGATGCTCCTCCAATACATTTTCTTTTTCTTACTCCTCCCATTTTAGATCTAACGTAATCTTTAGCCATTTCTGTACCAATTGGAACAATTACATCATGAAATATTTCTTTTCCTATTGGTGCTACAAAACGACCTACTGATTTAGCTCCTTTTTTAATAGCATCCCAAGTTTTATTACCTCCTTCTACATTTCGTCTTGGTCTTCCTCTTTTTTTCTTTTCTCGTCCGGCAGCCATTAATAACGGTAATGCATATGGTGCGACTTTGCTAGCAACTTTTAAAGTTCCTACTGCTCCTTTTTTAAATCCTTCTCCAAAATCTTTCCAAAATCCAGCTCCATCAACTCGTTCGTGATGTTCTTCAGGTTCATACATTCTTACGTCATGATGTACGTAATGTCTTTTAGGTCTTCCTGGTTTTCGTCCATTTCCAGACATCTTTTTTTTAACAAAATCTTTAGCCATATTAGTACCAGTAGGAACTATAACATCGTGCCATACTGCTTTCGCTCCTTTTGTTAATCCTGTTTTTAATTCATTTCCAACATCTCCCCAAAATCCTGCTCCTTCATATTGTTTAAAATTACTATTATAAGTTCTATTTAATAGAGTAGGTCCAGGAACAGTTAATGTACTAGGTTCTTCAGAATAAGCAGTATAACCTGCTCTTGGATGTGATCTAACAGCTTTACCTCCGTACATTCTTTCTCTTTCTAAAGTTGCTAATGTTTCAGGTTGTGGAACGTGTTCTAAATATCTTATTTGATTTTTTTTAACTTGTTCAGCAATATAATCCTTATAATCTTGATTAACCATTATATATATAATATATATATATATTATTTATTTTATTTTTTATATTAAATCTTTTCTAGTATAAATTTTTAATGGATTAGATTCAATTGATTCATTAAATAATCCATTTATAAGTAATTTAAAATCATTTTTTTTAAGTTTATTTTCTTCTAATTCATTTTCAGTAAAATAAATTGTATTGACTCTCATATTTTTTTTACTTAATTTATTATTTATTATTTCTTGTATAACACATGTCATTGATAAAGGACCTTTTAAATAATTTTTTAATGATATATTATAAGATAATTTTATAACATATACAACACCTTCACAAATTAAATCAGGTAAATAATCTATTACTAAATCATTAAGTTCTTTTTTTGTTGATGCATTACCAATTAAAATAATTTTATTATTTAATATTTTATAAGCTTGATAATAATTATTATTATCATCAAATTTTTCTTTTAAATTAATTAAATAATTTTTAATTTCTTCTTTCATTAAATATATATATAATTTATATATATATATATTTATTTTTATTAAATTTATTAAATAATTTAATTTTTTTTTCGAAGTTTTTTTTTTAGATTTCTATATTTTATTAAAGGTTTAACTTCAGGTTCAGATATAATATTATTTATTTCAGGTTCAGATATAATATTATTTATTTCAGGTAAATTATTATTATTTGTTTTAAATAAATATGTTAAAAAATTACTATTTTTTTTAAATGATGAAATTTTAGGAAAAGGTTTAATATTATTTTCTTCCATATATATATTATATATTTATATATTATTTATAAAGTTTTTATATATTTTATTCTATTTAATAAATCATTTTTTGTTTTTGCTCCTCCAAATATTTCAGAATGATGAGGATTATCTATTAAATATAATTTAATTTTTTCTTTTAAATCTTTTAAAGAATAATTATTTTTTTTTATTCCTCTTCCAATCATTTGATCTGGGTTTAATCTTTCTAATATATCATATGAATGTTCTGTTAATGGATTATAACTTTTAGCTTTAATTTTTAAATCTTGGCTGTGAATAGGTTTTAAAGCACTTACTACATCTCTAGAAGATTTAATATTATATTCATTTTGAGCTGGTTTTTCATTTATATAAGCAGGATTTAAATTAATTATTTCTTTACTATTTTTTCCTAAATGTCTTGATAAAACTGCTCCTTGACTGTGTCCAAGTGTAGAAACATTTTTAGATCCATATTTATCTTCTGTAGCTTTTTGAGCTTTTTGACCTTGTTTATATCTATTTGTGTATTTATATAATCCAGTTGCGTAGGCTGCATTATTTAACCAATCTGATGCTCCTTGTGTTCCTCTGTGTGTAATTACTGCATGCCCTGTTTTAGGATCGTGATAAACTTTTGCTATATCATTTGTTAATGAATCATCTAATAAATAATCATCTATATTTTGTTCGGGATTTTTTGAATAAGAATTAGTAAAAAATTTTTGTAAATGATTAACAGAAATTTTACCACCTTTTAAACAAGAATGATTTAAAACATTTAAATAAAAATGTGCTCTTTTTTTAAAAATTGGTTTAAATAAATTAGGATTTTTAATTATATAATTTGAAAATTGATTTAAATTATATGATCTATTATTTTCTTTATTAAATTTTTTTAATTCTTTGGTAAGACTTCCCCATTTTAGTTTATCAAAGTCTATATGATTATCATTCATTATATAATATTATATTATATATTATTTTTTTTTTTTAATTCTCTATATAATTTATCATATTCTTTTTTTTTTTCTTTATTATTTTCTCTATATTTTTTTCTTTGTAAAGATAATTTATCTTTATTAATTTCATTATATTTTTGTTGTTGTATTGCTATTTTTTCTTTATTAGTTTCTCTATATAGTTTTTGTTTATCTTTATTTAATTTATTATATTCTCGATGTTTTAAAATAATAATCTCTCTATTAATTTCTTTATATTTTTTTCTAAATTCTTTAATTTCATCATTAGTTTTTTTTGGAACTCTAATATTTAAATTTGCATTCAATAATTCAATATAATATCGTTCTCGTTCAAGAGCTTCATTTTTATCATTACAAGGATATTTTTCAATTTCTAACATCTTCCAATTATCCCATCCGCCATTATCTCGTATAATTTTATAAACTTTATAATTGTAATTTTTATTATTTATATTATTACAATTAGTTTGATGAGTATATTTTCTATTAATAAAATTAGTTGTATGTCCAATATATATATCTGTAATGATTAAATCATTACAGATAATTTTATATATTATATTTTTTGAATAATCTGATTCTTTTTTACTCATTAATATATATATATAATTATATATTTAAACCCCATTTAATATGTTTAAAATCGATATCACTCATATTATAATATTATATTATATAATAATAATTGATAATAAAAATAAATAAAAATAAAATATAAAATATAATAAATAATAAATATCATTATATTATAATGAATCAAAAAATTATTAAACATACTATTGATAATTATAAAAAAATTTTAAATCATTTAGAAGGTCATATTGAAACTGGTGAAGCAGATGAACAAGATTATATACAAAGTAATTTAATTAAAAAAGAAATAAAAAAATTATCAAGTAATTTATTAATAAAAGCAAAAGATATATCTAAAGATGATAATTTATATAAAATATCTAATCCTAAAGAAGCACAAAAAGAAGCTTTTAAATATTTAGGACCAAATGCAATTTTATATAAATCTGAAAAACCTAAAAAAAAATATAAAATTTTTGATCCTAATAATAATAAATATATACATTTTGGTTCTGATATGGAAGACCATTTATATCATCAAAATGAAATTAGAAGAGAAAACTATTTAAAAAGAGCAAGTAATATAAAAGGTAATTGGAAAAATAATTTATATTCTCCTAATAATTTATCAATAAATATTCTTTGGTAATATTATATAATATTATATTATAATGTCAGTAGCAAGTGTAGCACAATTATTAAAAGATCAAGGTGGAGGAAGCAGTAATATTACTTATACTAATTATAAATTACAAACTAATACAACACCAGTAGCAGAAAATATCCAAACTGTTTTATTTTCAGGTGAAATGATTCCAGAAGCAGGAACATATTTAATTAATACTAATTTAAGATTTCAAGGATATCAAGATGATGGTAGCCCATCTAATATTATAACCGCATCAATTAGTTTAGAATATTCAAGCGGACACGGTAATTATATTATAATAAATAATTCTACAGTTCAAAATATAAGTGAATCAAATATTTTTAATATACAATCTTGTAATATATTTCAATCTAATGGAACAGGTCAAATTGTTTTATCTTGTACAGTTGATTCATTACAAGAGGTAGATTCATCTTATAATGTTATTACTGGAAATACTTACCCACCACAAATACAATTAATAAAATTAATATAAAAAAAAAAAATAATATATATATATATATATTATATATAATGTCAGTAGCAAGTGTAGCACAATTATTAGAAGAACAAGGAGGAGGGGGAGGCGGTTCCGTCAATGATATAATTGGAGGTATTGGAATAACTATAACATCTGATTCATTTGGTGATTATACAGTTGATAATGATGGAATTTTAGATTTAACACCGGGTAGTGGTATAAGTATAACAGGAACAAAAAATAATTATACAATTACAAATACAGGTGGGGGGGGTGGTGGTGGTATTGATACCGTTGTTAGTGGTGTTGGTATAGATGCATCTATTGCTGGTACTACTCTAACTATTGCTAGTACAGTAGATCCTGCCGATTATTCAACAACAGCAGAAGCAAATGCATTATATCAAACTTTAACAGGAATGGGTGATTATTCTACAACCACAGAAGCAAATGCATTATATCAAACTTTAACAGATATGGGTAATTATAGTACAACCACACAAGCAAATGCATTATATCAAACCCCAGCACAAGCAAATGCATTATATCAAACTTTAACAGGAATGGGTAATTATTCAACAACAGCACAAGCAGATACATTATATGCACCAATAACTACAACTACTATTGAATCTGTACCTACTACCCCACTTGTTGCAACAACTAGTGGCACTAATTTATTTTTAAATCCAGGAATTTCTCCTGCAAGTGGAATATATGTTTATAGCCTTCATTGCTACGTTAATGGGTATGATGTTGATGGAACTGCAGGGGATTTTGTGGAAAGCGCTACCATTAATTTTTATATTAGAAATGCTCTAAATGATTCAACAGCTGTGGCAAGTCAAATTT